CAGGACTCCGCCGTCCATGCGGCGCACGAGCGATTCGGTCAGCGGCTCGCGCACCATGTAGAAGCGTTGCCGGTTGCAGGTATCGCCCTCGTCGTCGGTCGCGAGCGTCGATTCGAAGATGCGCCCGACCGGCAGGCCCTCGGACGTAAACGTGTCGTGGTTGCGCTGGATCGGGAAGCCGAGCGCGAGTTCCGCGATCTTGGCGACGGACTCCAGGGGAACGACGAGGCCATTGTGGAGCGGGCGCGTGTTGATCGCGTCGCAGGAGCGTACGAGGATATCGTCGGCCGAGAGCGGGGCGTTCACGCCCGGCATTGCGTTGATGGTGGCGAGGTCCGCTTCGGACGGGGCTCCCGACCCATCGCCCATCGCCAGAAAGCGCGGAGTCGCGCGCAGCCGAATGACGTGGCCGTGGCTCATCGTCCCTGACCTCCCCTCACCACCCGTTGCGGCCGGCCTGCGTTCCAGACATTCCCGCAGGCTCCGCACGTTCCCTTCCCCGCGCGCACAATAGCGTTCGCGCGGCAGTTGGGGCAAGACATTACGATGCCGAGACGCGGCTGCACGTTGACCGGATCGCCAACCGACACCGTGATGCCGATCGAGAGTCCGGCGCCGGTCGCTTCGTTCAGGCCAGCGAGTCCGGGGACTTCGCGCGGTACTGCGCGACGGTCGATCACTTTGCCACCCCGTTCCCGTTGGTCTTGAAGAATCCCGCGGGCCAGCCATTCGCGGCGCCGTTCATCCGAGCGCGCAGTCTCGCCGCCACGTCGCCGCCTTCGCCCGCATCGCTCGGCACGTCGCCGCCCTCGGCGTTGAACTCGGGCATCAGCGTGCACCGGCAGTTGCACACCTCGCTGGCATCTCCGTCCGGGTCTCCGGGGTACAGGAGCCCGTTCGAGAACGCTTCCTCCATGCCGATGATGCCCTGCGCCTCGCATTCGGAGTGCGTCTCTCGGACCGCGCCGTCCTCGGCCGTCAGCCACGACTTGAAGCGTACGTCGGACTCTTTCCAAGCTTCGATGCTCGCCGTGTTGTACGCCCACGCGGTCTCGGTGCGTGCAATCGTCTCGGCGTTATCGCGCCGGTCGAAGAACACGGCCGACACGCGCGAGACAAGCTGGTCGATCGACTCCCCGGCCGCGACCGATTCGTCGAGCGTCTGGCGGAGCATCTTCGAGGTCGTTGCGTCGAGATTTTGGATCACGTCGTGCGAGCGACGGGCGATCAGGTCGTGCAGTCGGCCGCGGTGCACGTTCATCGCCGCTTCGTTGAGAACCTTGCCGATCTCGGCCGCCGCCGCTTCGCCCCGATCCGAGATGATGTTGGCGAACAGGCGCTGCGCCTCCTGCCAGTCGTCGGGTCCTTCGAGTTCGTAGTCGTCCGCGAGCTTCACGCGCCGCGCGAGCTTGCCGCTGCTCGCCTTGATGCGCGCGACGACCCGCTCCTCCTGCCGCGTGAAGCGCGCCGTGGCCCAGCGCGATACCTGCCGCTCGTAGCGCGCGAGGTCGGCGTTGCGCCACTTGCGCAGCGACTGCATGCGCGCCGCACTGCGACGGGCGAGCACAAGGCGCGAATTCTTCGACGGTGGCTTTGCGGCCGGCGTGTTGTCCGCTACGTCCGGAGCCTGACCCGGCGCTCCCGGCTGCACGCGGATGTCGTCGGCCATGTCCTCGGAGCGGATCATGTTGAACGGCACCATGAACACGTCGGCGTTGGGATCGTCAGCTTCGGGCTCACCGGACATGCGTCGCGCCTGGTTGAGCGTCAGCACCGGGCGACCCGCGCCCTTGGTGAGCCCTTCAATCTGCTTGAGCATCGAGCCAGCGATACCGATGCGGCCCGAAAGATCGAAGCGGCATCGCACTCCCGGCGCCCACCGGCGGCAGAACTGATCGGTGATGATCCGCGCGATCAGGTCCGAATCCCACGTCAGCGGTCCCGAGTCGTAGAGCAGCATGTCGGAGTCCATGCCGGCCGTGGAGAGCGATCCCGACTCCTTGACGCCCATGATCGCGGGCGGGATGCCGTAGATCATGAAGATGTCCTTGTCGGCCGCGCCCATCATTTCGAGGAATAGCAGGTCTTTCGGCAGAATCGGCGGACGGACCTGCTTCAAGCCGGAGACGATCACGGGCTTGATGAAATCCTCCACGTCGCCGCCCATGCGCGACAGTCGTGCCTGAACCTTCTTGGCGTCGGATTCCTTCATGCCGTAATCGGCGCCGTCGCTCGTGAACATTCCCGCGACCTGAGCGCCGCGCCCGAATAGGCCACGCTGCCACCGGCCTTGCCGACCGCGCGTCTCGAACGCCATGCGCGCGGCCGAGAGCGGCGAGAGCCCCTCGGGGCCGGGATAGATCGGGTTCCAGTTCGGGTTCCACTCGCGGAACGGCACGATGTCGGTCGAGTCGATGAACTGGACGTTCGGCCACCACATGTAGCCGCGCACCGATCGGAACGGCCCCGGCACGGCCTTCGCCATGTGGTAGGGAACGTGCCAGAGTTCGCGCGGCACCTTCTCGGCGCCCTTGCGCGTGTCGGCGAACAAGAGCGACGTGCCGGACATCTTCAAGCCGGCGACGAGGTCGCGGATTACCTCGTGCCCCGAATACTGCGGGTTGCCATCGGCGAACAGCGCGGGAATCCAGTGCCCGTCGTCGAGCGGTTCCCATTCGCCGCCCTTGGCGCGCTGCTCCCAGACGATCGGCAGTCCCGCGAGGTCCTTCGCGAGTTTCGAGATGCAGGCGTAGATGGTCGGGATCAACGCCGCGGCTCGCGGGTACTCGTTGGCGAACTGGTCGCCCACGTAGGGCGTGCCGAACAGGTACGGCGGAGCGCCCGGCCAGTCGGCGGGCTGAGCCTCGTACTCGCCCATCGGCACCGGCCACGAGGCCATGCCGGCGGCCGGCGCCTGCGGCGTGATGCTCGATACCAGGCTGGTGATGCGATCGAGCATGCCGCTCATTCTGTCGGCTCCTGCGTGGCCCTACGCTGCGCACGCTCGCGAGCGCGGGCCATCAGCGACGAGGCGGCAAAGAACACGAGGCCGACGAACAGGAGCACGGTGCCCGCGCCCCACGCTCCGAACAGGAACCACGCACCCCACGCCGAGCAGGCCGTAGCGAATATCACGCGCGCCCACGACTCGAGCAGCAGGTCGCGCGAATCGAGATGCCCGTCACGCACCGGAGCCGCCGCGGATGCGCGCGAACAACTTGAGGCACTCAGCGCAGCGGTCGCGCCCGGCCGTATCGAGGCGGTTCGGGTCGAACTTGTCGCTCACGACGTAGCCGCACAGCGCGATCGGGTGCTGGCTCGCGGCCACGATGTGAAGGTCGCGCTCGCGGCGAGCAGCACGAACCACGTCAGCAACTTCGACCACCGAAGGATTACGCACCGATCCCCTCCGCATCGCCTTCGTCGTCGCCGCTCGCCACGTAGTGCGTCGGCGCGCTGCTCGCCGTGTGCAGCACGTAGCGGACCGCGTCGAGCATGTGGTTATTCGCATCCACGGGCTTGTCCTTCATCCGCTTGTTCCCGCCCGCGGTCTTTTTCGTGTCCCACAGGTAGCGGCCGATCTCCTCCTCGAAGCAGGTCGGACGCTTCGCTTCGGCAAGCCGCGCGTCGCGCTGCAGCAGCGATCCACGCACCACGAGGAAGCGCGGACCCTTCGTCCCGTCCGCGCGCTCCTGCGTCGGGTCCAAGAGGTTGTGCATCGTCTCGATCCCGGCGTCGATGTCCTTGTTCGCCCGCTGCGAGGCGATGCCGGCCTTGCGGTACATCGCACGGTGCTGGGCCTCGTGGTCCGAGTATCCGGTGTAGTCGAGCCCCGGCTCGTCGTCCATGTCGCCCGTCTCGTTCAGGTACGAGCGGACCTGCGCCCACGTCGTTGCCTTCTCGCCGCGCGCCCGCGCCTCGAGGTCCGCGCGCTTGGCCGCGGCCTTCAGGTACGCGCGCTCCTGGTTCTCGAACCACAGCACGCGCCGCGTCTGAACGTCGAGCGTCAGCTTGAGCCGTTCCTCCTGCCGGTACAGGTAGAACACTCCGTCGGGCGAGCGCGTCACCCATGCGACGGCGTAGGGGTCCGGGTTGTAGCCGAAGTCCACGCCGCGCCACCGCGGCCAGCTCGGGGGCGGCAGGCCATCCCATGCGGCCCACGACTCGGGCGCATCGACCACGTGCACGGTCGGGTCCCACGAGTCGAACACGGTGCCGGTAAAGGCGACCCAGCGGCCGAGCAGCCAGCGGTCGCGATAGATCCCGCTCCACCGCTCGCGGCGCTCGCGCTGCTCGGGCGTGAGCATGTCCACGAGGTCATCGAGCTTGACGTGTACGACCTCGGCGAAATCGCGCTGTCCGCTCTCCGGGTGCACGCGCAGGCCGTCGCCCTCGTCCGGACGATATCGCAGGTACGCCCAGTGGTCCGGGTTCTCCGGGTTGAAAGCCGAGAAGGTCTGCGTCCACGGCATGCCGATCTGCGTGCAGCCGGCGTTCGCGGTCTCGAACTGGTCCTCGTTGAGCTGCTCGGCCTGATCGATCCCCATGAACATGTAGCGCGTTCCCTGGATGCGTTCCGGCTTGTCGAGCCCCGAGAACGTGATCGTCGAGCCGTTTGGAAACGTGAGCGTATCGGTGCTCTTGGAAATCAGTGCGTCGTAGAGCGCGGGGCCGAGGATCTCGTGGCGCATCGTGTAGATCGTGGACTGATCCATCTGCGCCCGCTCCTCGCGGCACAGGAAGATGCGCGCGGCCGGATACTTTCGCGGATGGTTCGGACCGTAGCGATTCGCGATCGCCGTCGCCTTGAAGCCGAGCACCCACGACTTGCCGCCGAGCTTGCGGCCGGAGAAACAGAACTCGGGGCGCGTCGAGCGGATCGCGATGCGCTGCGATTCCTCGCGCGGACGGAGCACCTTCGAGAAGCGCTCGGCAAGCGGGGCCTCAGTGTTGGGAGTGGCCGTTAGCATGGCCATTGCCGCCAGTAGCAGCGACCAGAGCGGCATGCTCCTCCTCCCGTTCACCCCAGGCGGACATCTCGGCCGGGGAGATCATCACGATCGGCTTCAAGCCTTCGAGCACCCCGAGGATCTGCGGCTTGCGCGACATGCCGGCGCGGTCGTGCACGGTGTCGAAGATTCTCACCACGTCGCCCGGGGCCATCATGCCGCCGACGATTACGGCCAGCGTCTCGGGCTCCATCGTCGCGCCGTCGGCGTCGATCTTCTCGGCGAGCACGAGGTCGGCTTGAACGCGCTTGGTGAGCAGTTGCGCCGAGGTGAGGCAAAGCGCGCGAACGAGGCGTTCGGCTTCGGCTCGCGCACTCGCCTCCGGTCCCTGCATCGTGCGATCGGGTCGCGACTCGGTGTCGTCCCTGCGCCGTCCGGGGCGCGACTTCTTGGCGTTCTCGGTGAGCGCGGCGACGTGGGCAGGCGTGGGCACGTAGGACTTGCCCGGCCCACGGGGCCTGCCCGCATTCGGTCCTCGCCGTCCGCTCATCGCTCGATCCCTCGCGCGCTGGTGGGTGGTCTACTTTCTACGGGCGCCGCGACGGGTAGGTGAGGAAGATCTTGAGCGCAGCCTCGGCGCCGTTCGGATCGCCCTGGACCTTGATTCTCCACGGACCGGGAGCGCCGCCCAGCACGTCGGCGGTCGGCGTGGTGGAGGCGATGGAGATGATTCCGTCGAACACGAGCCCGGCATCTCCCGTGACACGACCGAGCAGCGCGGAATTGGTGATCGCTGCGGTGTGATTTCGGTAGTCTGTGAACGGCCACACGACCGCGCTTCCGACGACTCCGGCGCCCTTCTGGATCGTGTAGTGCACGGTGTCGGCGTTGGCCGCCGCGGTCGAAGTCGAGAATCGCAGGGTCATCGCGTTGGCGGTTCCCGAGAACTGATTCGCGACCACGTCCCATGCCACGTCGGGAGGAAGCGAAGCGAATCCCGTGTCGGTCATCGCCGCGGTGAAGTCCTTCGTCAGCGCGCCGGTTGACCACGGGAGCTGCACGGTCTTCCAGAAGATCGGAGATCCCTGCGCGCACGCATCGCGCGGCACGGAGAACAGCGAGAGCGCGACAGCGAACATCAGCGCGAGCGCGACGAGACTGCGACGAACGATTCCCACTGCCCCACCCCCATGTCTGCGGCGCCGCCTCGGCGCCAGATCATCCGTGAGCGCGAGCCCCTCGCGCGACGTGCGGCAGGGTACGCCAGAGACGGATCGGAAAGCAAGAATCTTGTAATTCCTGCTCAGGGCATGGAGGGCATCATGCTCGAAAAGTTTCCGCCTTCCGGGTCCCAGTGCAGGCGCACGACTCCGGTACGACCGTGGCGATGCTTGGCGAGCGACGCCCACGCTTCGGACTGGTCGTGGTTGGCGTCGTAGTAACCGGGGCGATGGAGCAGGATCACGGCGTCGGAATCTTCTTCGATCGCACCGGAGTCGCGCAGGTCGGAGAGTTCGGGGAATCGATCCTGGCGCGCGGTGACGGCGCGGGAAAGCTGGGAGAGCATGAGGATCGGGACTTCGAGAGTGCGGGCGAGGCGCTTCAAGTCGTGCACGTTCTCGGTGGTTTCCTCGTATTTCGAGCGCTTGTTGCTGGCCCCGGAGACGAGGCCGAGATGGTCCACGATCAGCAGGCCGAGGGAGTCGGCGGCCCAGTTCATGGCCTGAGCTGCGATCGCGTCCACGGTACAGCGGCGCTTGGGGAACCAGAATCTCGGCTGGACGGATATCGGCGTGGGGATGCGGATCATGCGCGAGTAGACTTCGGCCGGGTCCATTTCGAGCGTGACGTATCCGACGGGCACCACGTCGGAGGCCAGGTTGCGCATGATGTCCACGGCGAAGGCGGTCTTGCCGATGCTGGTACGCGCGGCAACGGTGACAAGGTCTCCGGGGGACATTCCGATCAGGAGCCGATCGAGGTCGGGGAATCCGGTGCGGACTTCGCCGGATCGTGAGCGCATGGCGGCCTCGGCGAGGGCCTGTTCGCCGGTGATGGAATCGGATCGGCGTTCGCGCACGACCTCGGCGATGCTGTTGGCCTTGGAAGCTAGGTCGAGCGGTGAGCAGGCTGGGTCGCGACCATCCACGACGATCTCGCGACCGATGCCGGCGATGGTGCGCCGTTCCCAGTCCTCGCGGATCAGGTCGGCGTAGGCGTCGAGGTTTACCGCGGCGCCGGAGTAGAGGCAGCACTCGGCGATGAGTTCGCCGGCCGCTTCGAGCGGGATTTCCTCGCGCTGTGCGTAGAGCTTGGCCCATCCGTGGACGGTGAGTTCGGTTTCGTGGTCCACGTCCCACGCGAAGGCGACCTCGAGCAGTCGGGCGAGTTTCTCGTCGAAGATCCAGCGCGGGCGGATGGTGGCGCGGGCGCGTTTGCGGGCCTCGGTATCGAGCATGAGGGCGAGGAGAGCATGTTCGGTGTCGCGGGTGAGTTTCACGTAGGGCCGACCCTTCGTTCGCGGATCTGTTTTTGGAGCGGTGATTCGATGATCGGGATGGGTTCTTGACGGCGTGGGTTGTCGCGTTCGCGCTTGGCCCAGTTCAGAAGGGCGGAGTAGGCGTTGCGGTAGCCGCGCTGGGGAGCCTCGGCGATGACGCGTTCGGCGAGTAGTTCGACCTCGGGGATCGGCATGGCGAATCGGGTAGCGACGGCGGCGATCTGGGCGGGTGAGATTTCTAGGGACGGCGGGGCGCGACGCGCCTGCTTCTTCTTTTGACTCTGTGTACCTAACCCTACCCCTAACCTAACCAAACCCTCCCCGCCAACCTCGGCCGTATCAGG